GGTGTCAGCGTCGGCATCCCGAGTGGCTTTCGCGTTGCCGGTGAGGACTGCGATCGTGGCGCTCAGCAGGTCGAGCCTGGTGCTGAGCACGGCCAGCCGCAGGTCGAGGTCGTCGATCGCCTCCTGCACGTTCAAGGCTTCGCCTGTTACCGGAACACCAGGCTCGCCGTTATCGGTCGAGCCAGGCAGCATCGTGCCCAGCTTTAAGCCCACCTGGTTGCGCCTCACCAGAACAGCCCTCCGATAACCCACGCGAACATGACGAGATCAAGTGCGACGATCACATAGGCGCCCGTCACCAGAACCGCCCGCCGCCGAACAGCACCAGGATCACCAGGATGAGCACCACAAGCCCGATGCCGCCGTAGCCACCGTAGCCATAGTAACCGCCGCGATATCCGTAATATCCGCCGCCCAGGCCGCCGAACAGCAGCACCAGCACGATGATGAGCAGCAGCAGGTTCATGGCATCGCCCGGATGGTTTCGGTGTCGTCGTGCGTGCTATGGCTGGTGCGCGATCGATTGCCCGCGAGTCTGGGCAATGTCGCCCTGACAGGGCGCGATCGCACCGGAGAACGAAGGGATGAAAGTCCTGATCGTGATCCGGGTCGGCCGGAAGCGGATACGGGTCTTGATCGTGTTCCGCTTCTGACCGCCTGGGCCGGCGGGGTTGTATGGTGCAGCCCCGCCGGTTTGGGTCCGAGCCCGCGAGTTAAGGGCGCCCGAACCCTCCGGAAAACAGTGATCCTAGCTAGCCTAACCGGCGGCCGAGTCGTTGATAGCGACGGCCGGGTGTCGCTAGCAACGGCACCCGGTTGCTGGGAATGTAGTGGCATTCCAGTCGTTAGACAACGCGCCGCCGGGCGAACAGGCGGATGCCCAGCATGCCGACGGCGAGCAGCCCAAACGATGCAGGCTCAGGCACCGCCGCGACGGTCGTGGCGTTGGCGACACCCGAGAACGACGAGGTGAACGCCGCGATCGTGGCGTTGTCGAGCGAGAGCGCGCCGAGGTTCGACATGCTCAGCGTGAACGACGACGGCGCCACCAGATCAGCCGCCGGTATCACGCTGGACGACAGCGACAGGGTATCGGGTGGGTTGGCGACGTTGACCGACAACTGCGTGCCGCCATTCACGCCGAATGCCGCGTCGGAGAACGTGCCGCTGAGTTCGTTGGTGCCCGTGCCACCGGCGCCCGAGGTTAGGCTGAAACTGCCGGCGTAGTGCTGGATAATCGCACCCAGTGCTGTCTGTGCCGCGTCGATGCTGGTTGCGGTGAGGCTGAAGAAGCCCGCAATGGCCGGTGGCGTGACGACGCCGAACAACTGATCGATCAGCACAGACGCGCCCGTGCCATTGGTGGTGATGGTGGTCTGCGTGCCGGTGCCGTTGGCCGTCGCGGTGATGGTGTTGGCCTGGCTGGTCTGGCCGAACGCGGTGATCTGGGTGGCATGGGCCGGAGCGGCAAGCAGGGCAACGCTGGCAACGGCGGCGAGCAGAATGGCTTTCATGGGGTCACTCCTTTTGGTGTGCGTTGTAGACACTTCGGCCAATAGACATGGATGGCTCCCCATGACATGGATGGCGTGTTCCCCGCACTCGCGGGGTTGAACCGAAACTCGCATTGCTCGCCGCCGTGGCCAGTGCGTGTTCCCTGCGTCAGCGGGGATTGGCGAGGCACGCCTGCAGCAATTGATTGAGCACCGACGCGGTGTGCGTGGCGCGGGCGTCCACGAACCAGAACAGACCCGCCAGGAACAGCACATTGACGATGATGAGGGCGAGGAACTGGGGCGCCAGTCCATGCACGACTGACTGCCCCAGCTTGATCCCGGCTTGGATGACAGTCGTATGGCCACCATTGCCGGTCGGCTCAGACATCAGACCGGCGTTACTTCGGTTCAGGATGAGGCGGCAGCGGATAGCCAACCGACAGCGACGGATCGACGACGGTGTAGCCAACGACATCCAGGCCGCCGGCCGCACTCACTGCGACGATCGCCACCAAGAACTTCTGCGATGGCAGGCCGTGGTCTGGATGCCCAGGGACACCTGGAAGCCCCTGATCCGGGTATGGCTGATCGCCAGGAAGACCTTGGTCAGGATGCGGCTGTGAACCGGGCAGACCTTGATCCGGATGCGGCGGATAGACCGGGCCGCCGCCAACGACAGGCGGCCAGATGCTGCCCGGCGGCATCGGATAATCCGGCGGCAGCGGAGTCGGCGGCCAGATGCTGACAGGTGGCGGCCAGATCCCAGGCGGCGGCGGCGGTAGCACGATGGGATGTGCTGGGTGGCCTGGGCTTGGCCAGATGCCGGGCGGCTGTCCGGGAAGCGTATTGTCGGGGCCACCGGGGATGATGATGACGCTGCCTTCAGGAATCGGAAAAGTCGTTGCCATGAAACTTGTCTCTCCAGTTTGAGGTGTAGACACCGTCAGCGTCTACGCTGCGGCGCGGGTGTGCGCTGTGACGTGCTGGTGAATAATCGGTTGATATCGTTGAGCGAGGTGGTCCGGTTTGCGCCGATCGTGGGCGGTTCGGTTCGTGGCTTTATGCGGTCCTGCGGCCAGCCGACAATCATCCGAGAGGTCTAGACGTCGGCGGCTGGGTCATTCCGTCCGATAAGATTGATTTCCAGACGGAGAACATCGCTCACGTTCACCAGTCTGTGGCATTGCGCTGCTGCCGGTCAGCGGTCAGTGCCCGCATCTGCGCCAGACGATAGTCCCGCCGGATCGCCGGCTGCATCTCCGCGATGAACTGGCGCACCGCCTCGGGCGACATCGCGCGACACGCCACGATCATCTGGGGGTAGATCTCCCGCATGATGCGGTCGAGCAGACGGTCGTCGATGAACGAATCACGCATCAGTCATGCGAAAGACGTATGGAGAAATGTCCGCATTCTGTTGACAGTCGTCGTTCTGACGACATATATTGCGGACATCGAAACCGGAGACAGACGATGAACATTCACCCGAGCAGGACGCACGTTATCATTCGGCTGGAGGCGCACGATGAACACTCAGCACCTGAGTGCGTAATACACGCGACCGACAGCGCCGAGAGAGCTGCCAGCAAGATCCCCGCCTTTGAGTTCTGGGGTTACGGCGAGTGTGTTGTGGTGGCGCTTGATGACCCTGCTGCAGATCCGCGCTGGAAGGGTAAGCATGCGACACCGCGCGAGTTCTTTAATGCTGAGTATGACGACGGCGGTATTCCGCGTGCGTGGATCGTGCGGAACGCATTGCGATGAAATCCTTCCGCATCTTCCGCAACGAAACCGGAGACAGACCAGTGACCAAGACCGACGCACTTACTCGCCAGATCATGGGCCGCATTGACGCCGACACGTTCGGGCGTCGCATCCGCAGCCTCGGCGCAGACATCGACGCGCTGCTGGAGCGCACCAAGGCGCTGCACGCTGCGACGGTGAAGGAAGCCGACGAGCTTCGGGCGCAGCGCGCTCGCATGATCCGGGCGAAACGCGCATGACGGCTGACGAACTGCAGACGGCGCTGCGATCAATCGGCTGGTCGCAACGCCAGTTGGCCGCCATCCTCGAATGCGACAACGTGATTGTCTGGCGCTGGGCAACCGGGAGAGCCGACATTCCGCCGAGTATCGCACGCTGGCTGTTGCGCATGGCTGCGTGTCACGAGAAGCACGCGGTGCCGGATGATTGGAGAGTGCGATGACACGGACAGAACATCTTGCCTGGTGCAAGCGCCGGGCGTTGGAATACCTCGACGACGGTGACCTGGCGAATGCTGTGGCCTCGATGGGCAGCGACCTGGACAAGCACCCGGAATTGGGCTGCAACCCCCACCTGATGATGCTTGGGATGCGGTATCTCATGGACGGCGATGCATCTGCTGTGCGCCGCTGGATCGAGGGGTTTCGCTAAATTATTCCGTCGGCACTGGCGCGTCGTCCGTCTCTGCGGGCTGCGCGTCGATGGTCTTGGGGGCGTATTGCGCGAGCCATTGCTGCGTGGACTCGACGGGCGACGGCGCGCGGATGACGAACGAGACGGGATTTGCGGCGTCGCCGGCGATGGTGGTGACGGCGAGATCGGGGATGGTTTTGCGCAGCAGACCGAGCGCAGCGCGGATTTGTGCGTCGGACATTTCGAACTTTTCGCGCGGATTGCGCCCATTTCCGCCGGCTGGATCTGGCTGTCCTAAAGCAAACGCGTTCAATCGCCTGCACAACTGTGTTGTCTGGATGGCTGAGCGGGCTCTTTCATCCTGTCGCGGGTTAAGTCTAGCGGGCATCACTCATCTCTAGCCACAAGACAATCCACATCGACTGTGACATTCCGCAATTCGCCGAACAGCATGAGGGCGACGGTGGCGGAATGTCGTGAGACGGCGAGAACGACGGCTGGGTGACCTGCGAACGCCCCTGCTGCGACGGCTACGGCGGCCCCTGGCGCCCATTGGGCGTTTTCTGGTGGTTGGGTAGCGGACAGAGCCTGGGCAGCTTGTAGCGCGTCCACAGCCTCGTCTGAGGCGTAGTGCAGATCTGGACCTGAGCGGACGAGATCGGCGACGCCTGGAGCGGCGCGGATGGGAGACCAGCTTTCGGCGCGGTGGTTGAAGCGGAGGAACAGGTAGCGGGCAAACAATGGGACGGTGACGGTGTGTCGCAGGGTTGGGATGACGCGGTCGCGGCGCTGGACGGCGCAGGTTGGGAGGTAGGTGCGATAGCCGGCGCGTTTCAGGTTGGCATTGGCCCAGAACTCGGCTTGAGGGTGGGTGTAGACGCAGGCCCACCGGGCGCGAATGCTGTAGCACCGGAGGTGCGGCTGCGTCTCGCGGCTGGGGGCATCTAACTGGCTACCCGGTTGGAGGTCAAGCGGCATGGTGGTCCTGCGGGCGGCATCTGGGGTCGTCGTCTGGGTTCGGGTCGTCGTCGTGGAGGCGGAAGATGCACAACTCGTCGTCCCAGAGGACGGGGCAGCGGAGCCAGTGGCATTCGTAGCCGAACGGGAAGATGCGGTGGCCATGGCAGAGGCTGGGGTTGGTCATGGCGGATGTCCCCGGACATGTCTGGGGTCATGTCCCGCCCCATGTCCGTGGGGATGTCCTCCCGGATCTGGCGCGTGCCGACGGGTCATCGGGCCTCCAGGGCGCGCAGCCGGTAGCGCAGCGCATTGGCGCCGACCTGGTCGCCGCGCAGCAGAGCATCCGCGAGGGCGACGTGATACGCCGCCTGCAACCAGGGTGGTGCATCTGGTGGTTGCGGAGGCTCCTCGGGAAACTTGGGAGGATTTTCGGAAAGTTGGGAGCGATCTTGGGAGGAAGTTGGGAGCCTCCTAACAACATTTGGCGCCCTCCTACGGAAGAAGTTGGGAGGCTCGGAACGGCTCCCAACTTCTTCCAAGCCGTAGGGCGTTTTTGGAAAAGTTGGGAGGATGTTGTGCGCCGCAGCATCAGGGTTCATCATCACGGTCACTCCACTCCCAGTTGTAGGGTAATCCGGCGTCGGTGCGGAGCCCGGAGCGCTCATCGGAGCCGCGCCCAGGGAGTTTCCACTTCGCCTTGACGACCCGGCCTGACTGGTAAAGCGTCCGTAAGGCCCAGCGTTGAGCGCTTGCTGCCACAACGCCGACCTCGACCAGCACGGGTCCAAGGGACCGATCGGTATTACCAAGCTGCGGGGAATACGGCCCGACTTTGGTGCCTTTCTCGATGGCCTCGATCAGCCGGCTGATCTGCGCCTGGTCGAGCTTGCCGGATGGCGGCTCCCAGGGAATGCATCGGACAACCTCCTCCTCGTTGATGATCGCGGTCAGCCGCTCGAACCATTCGCTTTCCTCGGGCGCGGAATAGTTCAGCTTCGATGCCGGCGAACCGAGCCGGAAGTAATAGCCGCGCCGGGCCGGGTCGATCTGCATCTGCTCGGCCTGCAGCACGGTCATCTTCTTCACCGCCAGCTCGAACCGTACGCCGTTGACGATGTCGCCGCCGCCCCGCACGTTGGTCTGGTCGGAGCCTTCGTTGTCGTCGCCGCTCTTGTTGTCGTGGTGCAGCGGGACCACGGCGGCATTGAACTGGTGCGCCAGCCGAGCGCGCAGGATGACCATCATGCGGCGCATCAGTTGGTTGTCGGCCTCCGGCACCGCGTTGATCGCCACCAAAGGATCGAGAAACACACAATCCGGCTGGATTGTCTCGCAGGCCGACACCAGAGCATCGAAGCATGGCGTCGTCACGACGGCGCCACGCTCGTCGATCTCGAACATCGTGGCGTCACCATTCGGCCCGACACAGACCCGGTAGAGCCAGCCCTTCAGTTGCGCCGGGCCAACGCCGAAAAACTCCAGCGCAGCGGTGATCCGCCGCTTCTGTTCGTCGGCGCTATCCTCGAAATTGGTGAGCACGACACGGGCACGCTGCTTCGGCCAGAGCCGGCCGAATGGCTTGCCGAGGGCGAGCGCGACCGACCAGGCGATGGCGAGTTGCGACTTGCCCCCGCCGCCCGGCCCGTGCGGCAAAGTGAGTTCCGACCGCATCAGGTATGGCATGGCGAGCCACGGGCGCGCGGGAAGCGTGGCCGGCTCCCAGGGCTCGTCGGTGACCACCAGGTATTCTGCCGCCTTTTTGCCCGCGTTATCCGCGGCGACGCGTTGCTTGGCCTCTTCGTCCAGCCGGCGCTGCCATTCCTGCCGCAGCAGCTCGCCATGCAGCGGCTGAAACCACCCCAGCCCGTCATCGAACCGGACGAACTGCAGCGCATCATCGAGCGTCAGGTTGTTCGCCAGGAACAGCGTCACGCAGGCAGAAACCGCCAGGGGATGGTTGAAATTCGGCAGGCGCCAGTGTTGGCCGCGGATGATAGCGCGCTGTGGCTCGTCCAGCCTGTCCCAGAATGCAGCGAGGTGGTCCGGCAGCGGCTCACCGCGCAGATCGGCGTATTCGGAGTCCCGTTGTTCGCTCACGGCGGCACGCCCCTCTTGTCGGGGCCGTCCGGCTGCGATACATAGGGGTTGCACCGTCTACCTATGTCGTCCGCGGCCGGACGGCGTACCAATACAGCGCCCTGGGGTTCCCGCCCCGGGGCGCAGTCATTTTGGCCGATCCGCACTGAGTCGGCAACGCCGTTCACGCCGCATTCTCCTCAGCCAAACGAGCGCGGCCCTCGACGAACGCCTGCACCAGCACGGGATTGGCCGCGCACTTCGGGCACAGCCACACGCCCCCGGTGCCAGGCGGCGGCCCGCCCCGAATCTCGCGTTCGCAGATCGCGCACCAGAGGCTCGGGGTTTCGGTCACGCCGCGTCCTCCGCGAACAGGTCGGCGAACCGCGCGTCCTGCGGATCGGCGGCGGCCGGCCATGAGAACAGGTCAGCCTGCTCGCGCGGCAAGCACGCGGGGGAATACCAGATGCACTCCTGATCGGTCGTCTTGCCGCCGGCATATGTCAGCCGCCCGCGATCCCACTGCATCACATCCCAGCCGGGCAGGTCGTAATCGCCAACGTGGCCACAGAGCGCGATCCGCAACCGGGCGTGATCCCGCACCCACGCCTCAACCGCGTCGGCAACCGGGGCGCCGTTGCCATAGACCGCCTCGAATGAGCGGTAAGGCGGGTCGAGGAATATCGCGGTGTCAGCGCCGCCAAAGTGGTTGTTCAGGCAGCGCGTCCAGTCTCCGTGAACAACGCGCACGCGCTCCAGGCGGTTGGCGAGTTCGTGCAACCATCGCCATGCTGTCCGCCCGCATGAGGTTAGGAGGTGGTCATAGCCCATCCCGGCATTGCTGGCGTGGGGAACCTGCCCGATCGCCTGGACACCCTTCCCGGCATTGCTGGCGTGGGGAACCTTACCGATCCATTCGCACCATCCTGAACCGATCCAGCAGCACTGACCATGCAGCCATCGGCCTGCAGCCTTTGCATCGCCGGGCCATTCGATGTCCTGCAACGAAGCACCGATCCGCTCACGCTGCGCCATCAGCCAGACATGAGAGGCCCCGAGGTCGATGTGGCTCACCGGATAGTCCGCCGCCTCCGCCACCGCTGCCGGTTGGTGTTTGGTCGCGCGCCAGAAGTTGGCGATAAAGCCGTTGATATCGTTCACCACCTCCAGCGAGGCAGGGCGCGGCGCGGCGAGTAGCACGGCGGCTGAGGCACAGAATGGCTCGATATATTGCGCGGGTGCCCCGAGGCGTGACCACACTGAGTCGGCGATCGTGCGCTTACCGCCGAACTGCGGGAATGGCGCCTTCACGCGACACCCCCACCGACCCGCACCGGCAGGTCCGTGCTGATCCTGAGTGGGATAGACCAGTCGCGCAAAGCCGCCAGAATCTCATCGATCGAGCGACACACAGCGATGCACATGCCCGCTTTTACCAGTTTTGGGAACGTATCGACCTGGCCCTCGATCACCCGCAGGCCACCCCGGCGGGTTCGCACAGTGCGGGTGCGCGACAGGACGCCGCCCTGACGCTTCAATTCAATGCCGTATATGTTGCGATATACGATCAAAATATCCGGCCAGCCTGAGTGCAAGCCCATCCGCGCTAGCTTGGCGGCATATTCCGGCGGTAACGGGACATTGCCCGCCGGGAAACAGGTCCACATGGCGGGGGGCGCTACTGCGACGTCGAGCATCTGAGCCGCGGCACAATGCAGCTCGTCCTCCGGCACGACCGGCGCGACCAGCTTGAGCCGCGGACGCTTCGGCCTGGCGGTCTGCACCGCGTCGCTCATACTGCAAGCTCCGCAGCGGAGGCCTCGACGGCGAGAATAGCCCGCCCGATCAGTTCGGGGATTTGCGGGACGAGGGAGTTGCCCAGCCCGATCAGCCGCTTACGTCGGTCCACCCGAGAGGCAGCCCCATCAACCACTCGACCCACACGGGGTTCAATTTCCCAAGGATTGCATTCCGGCCGTGGGATTGGAGGCCGGACCAACGGTCTGTAGTTGGCGTCGGCCATTTCGCAGCCCAGTCCGACAGGTTCCAGCCCCCGTGCCGGCGCGAATCGCCCACCCGGTTCGCCATGCCAGTCCGCTCGTCCCGCGCCTGCGGCGTAGGCCACGATCCAGACCCGGTCCCTGATGTGGGGTGCGCCAACGGCCGCAGCGGGTATGCAGTGCCATTCTGCATCGTACCGGAGCGCGGCCAGGTCTCCGAGAACCGTTCCCAGTCCCCGTCCAAGCAGAGCTGCGACGTTCTCCACGATGACGTAGCGCGGTCGTACCTCGCCAATGAGCCTGGCGAACTCGGACCACAGTCCGGATCGCTCGCCGGCAAGCCCTGCGCCGCGTCCTGCGGTGCTGATGTCCTGGCAGGGGAAGCCGCCGCAGATAACATCCACGGAAATTCCATCTGCACGCAGTCGCTCAGCCGTGAGGGATCGAACGTCGTCATATTGCGGAACCTCCGGCCAGTGTTTGGCCAGCACCCGCCGGCAGAATGGGTCGATTTCCACAAAAGCAGTCGTTTGAAACCCGCCAGTTCTCTCTAAACCCAGAGAAAAGGCGCCGATGCCGCTGAACAGGTCGAGCACGCGCATCATGCCGCCATCGCCTCTAGCCGGGCCGCGCAGCCCTCGCGGAACAGCCGCCGGGCGCAGGCAGGGCAATCGAACGACCACACCAGGGGGCGCATCCTGAGCGCCGTCGGCTCGACCGGGCGCGGAGGACGCGGCGCACGCACCACAGGCTCCGGCGGGGGAGGGGGCGTCACCTTTCGCACGATCGGCGAGGGGCGCGTCGGCAGGCCGAGCCGGTGGACAATCCCGACCACCTGCGCCTTGCGCAGCCCCAGCCGCTCACCGATCAGCCGCGCCGAGAGTTCCGGCCGCACCGCCCACAGCTCGGCCACCCGCGCCTTCAGTTCCGCGCCGAACGCCGCACCGGTCTGCAGCGTGCTGCCTGGCATCCGCGCGCCGGTCATTCGGCGGCCTCGCAGCAGCGCCGCTGGGTATAGCGGGGCTTGGTACGGTCCAGCAGTTCCGGCGTGAGGTCAGGCGAGAGGGCTATGACGCGGTGCCAGTGGTGCGACGGAATGCCCCGGCGCTTCCACTTGGAGACGGTGTTTTCCTTCAGTCCCAACAGACTGGCCACCCGAGTGGACCCCCCCAGCGCTTCTACAATCCTGGCGTGCCGGTTCATGACTGGGGGATACTCTAGGACACCGGGTCCACACGTCAAGTCATGCTTGCGGTTTAGGACAGAATGTCCCATTTTGTTGGACAGTAGGATGGAGCCGTAAAATGCCGCGCACGAGCGTCGAAGAGCAAAAGGAGGAGGCGGTTGCCTTTGGCGAACGCTTGCGCTGGGTGCGTGAGATGGTCAGCGGCAGCCCGACGCGCCTAGCCGCCGACGCGGGGGTGGATACCAGTACTATCCGTTATATCGAGCGCGGGATGCGTATGCCGTCAGTGCCTCTTCTGAAGATGCTGTGTCACGTTTTGCGCATTTCCCCGGACTATTTGCTGTGGGGTTCACTCGCCGGTGTTGAGCCAGAACTAGCGGCCAAGCTGAAAGCGGCACATCCGGGCCTGAGCTGGCCACCTGCTGCTCCAACTCCCGACAATAGCAACAATTCTCCACCGAGCAGCCGTCATCGGCCCAGGATACACGATCGGCCCGATAGCGTGTCGGCGGGATAATTCCGCCAGACCCCCCCCTTTTTTCTTGACGCACAGGACTATAAGTCCTAACTTCCGGTCCAGACAATGATCTGCCGGAGACTAGCCTGTGCGTCATCTAATCCTCCCCGCTGTCTTTTTCGGAACGCAATCAATCAACGCGACCCATCACAGCGTAGTCACTACCGGTACTTTTCCTAGTCCAGAACCCCTTGCGGTCCAGCAAAACCCGGATTCGCAGCGTCAATCTAACATGACTGGCGGGTTAACGATCGGCCATTTTTCCGCAGAATACCGCGGATTCAACAGCCCTGTAACCGAAACCAAAAAAATCAGTTGGAGTACCATCGATGCCACGGCGTCCACGCCCCGTGACCTACGCGGAGGCGATGAGCGCTCTGCACGATATCTACCTGACATTGCAGAACATACTGCGCCGCCGCCTCGGCCAGCAAACCCGCGAGCAACTGGAACTGGTGACGAAGCGGCTGGAGCCACTGGTCAGACGGGACAATGGTCGGCGATGACGCCAGCATACGATGCAGCCTGCCCCGCGCCAGTGCTCGACATGACGCTAGCCGAGCGTGGCGCACGCCTAGCCGAGGCAATAGTAGCGCGCCACTCTATTGGTGATGTTCCCCGCACGCGCGGGGATGAACCGGCGCTGGCCGCGGACGGCGCGCGCCTCGCTGCATGTTCCCCGCGCGTGCGGGGATTGGCTACCAACCCGGTGTGGCGCGACGACCGCTCCGCCTCGCTGCATCGCGCGCTGATGCTGATCGAGGAATGGCGCCACGCCTCCGACAGTGACCGGGATGTCGCCCGCCGCGAGGCGCAGGCTGCGTGTCACTACTGGCGCATCTATCACCGCGATCCCACGCGCCGGGCCTTCGCCGCCGCCGTGGCCCACAGCCAATCCACGAGGCCGGCATGAGCGACACTGAGCGCATGCTGTCCCGGTTCTTCGCCGACATGTGGGACTTCCACCAGAGCGGCATGGGCATCGATAGCGCCGAGCTGGAGGCGGCGCTGCTGCGCAGCGGCCTGGCCCACGTCTGCCCGGCGACGGCCGAGGAAGCCGAACGCTTCGACTGCGATGTCGGCGATGAGATGGTCGGCCTCACCGACGAAGGGCGCGCAGTCATCGCCTATCCAGCACCGAGGACAACGCCATGAGCGAGCATCCAGAGACCTATCTGGGCGACGGCCTCTACGCCTCATTTGACGGCTGGCAGGTGATCCTCCGCGCGCCACGCGAGTTTTGCGGCGATCACGTCGTTGCCCTGGAGCCAGAGGTGATGACCGCCTTCCACCACTATCTCGAAGACCTCGACCGCAAATACCCCGGCCACTTCCCGCAATGGAGCGCTGCCCCATGAGCGACACCAGTGACACCATGACCGACCGCTTGCGTGAGCGTCTGCGCTCGCTCGAGCTGGAGGCGGCGATGGTCCGCGCCCGTGTCGAGGAAATCAGAATGTTGCTGGCGCAGGCCGAGGGCCGCCGTCGCCCGCGCCGGGTGGTGCCACTGCAGCACCCCGACCTGCTGCCGCCGGATGATGAAGGTGACGTCGCATGACCGTCGCAGCCGAATACCAGAACGTCGCCGACTGGTGCGCTGGATTCGCCATCCGCGACGAGCCGATCCCGCCCCGTGCGGCCGCCAACTTGGCATCGGTCCTGATGGATCTCGCTGAGCGCGTGAAGCTCATGGAGAACATCCCCATGAGGTTGGACGCCCCCGAGGTGCGGCTGGGTTTCCATCGTCTGCATGAGGACCACGATGCCGACTGACGTGAAGGGCGTGCTGGCGTTCATGAAAAGAGCCTCGCGAGACACGTTCCGCGTGTGCGCAGAGTCAGCCGAGAACATGGCGAGCAAGGTGGAATCTGGAGAGATGCCGGACGACGCTGCGACCTTGCTTCGCCTGCTGGCGACGATGTTCCGCGCCAGTGCCGAGAGGGATTGAGACGATGCCGACTGACAACCTGCCGCCCGCCGATGAGTTGTTCGCAGTCCGGGACACCATCAAACAGCTCTCGTCCCGCGAGCGCGAGCTGAAAGCCATCATGATAGCCGACCCGGAGGCACGCACGGGCAATAGCTACGCCGTGGAGATCAAAGACGTAGCGACCACGCGCACGGACATCAAAGAGCTTCGCGCCATGTATCCCGACATTGTCGAGCAGTTCACGTTCACGGTGACCGACAAGCGCGTCGAGGTGCGCGGGATCAGCGACGATGGCGAGGTCTTCAACCTGCGCCGCAAAACTTCCTAGAGGACCATGACCATGAACGAGATCACCCCTGCCAACGGCGCTCTGATGTCGTTCATCGAGCGCGCTGCCAAAGACCCCGAGTTCGATGTGCAAAAGTTCGGTGAACTGCTGCGGCTGCAGCGCGATGTCGGCCACGACCAGTCGCGCCGCGCTTTCAATCAGGCGATGGCCGAGGCTCAAGCCGAGATGCTGCCGGTTGTTCGCAGCGCCCAGAACAAGCATCTCGGGAACAAATACGCCAAGCTGGAGGACATCGATCGGGAAATGCGTCCGATCTACACCCGACATGGTTTTTCGGTGCGCTATGGTTCTGCGCCGTCCCCCAGCGAAGGCACCATCCGTCTGACCTGCACCGTGGCCCATGCGGCAGGCTATTTCGAGGAGAACTACCTGGACGCACCGCTGGGCAATCCAGGCTCCCAGGGTGGTCGCACAGCCACGACGCCAGTCCAGTCGGTCGGCTCGGCCGTCACGTATCTACGCCGCTACTTGTTGGGCATGGTGTTCAACATCGTGCTGGCGGATGACGATGACGATGGCGAAGGCACCCGCCGCGCCGCCGCCGCCCCGATGCCGCGCGCTGCCCGCATCGCCGAGAAGGTGCCTGCCTACGACACAGCATGGCTGGCACCGCTCGACGAGCCGAACGGCCACATCTGGCTTGGCAACCTGGAGCGAGTGCTGGCGGCCTGCACCAGCCAGGACGAGGTGACCGAGGCCGGCGGCCATGTGTCGGTCAGGAACGCCGTCGCCAAAGCCCCGCCGGACATTCGCAGGCGCGTGTCTGAACTGCTGGCGCAGCACTTCGCACGACTGGCACCCGATCCGGCTCAGCCGTCGGACGAGGTGGCGATCGTCGGCGAGGACAAGATCGCCGCGGGCTGATATCGTATTCCTGTTCCCCGCTAGGCGGGGATGGACCGTGGCGATCGAGGGCGAGAAATACGCCGCGGCGTTGTTCCCTGCATATGCGGGGATGAACTACCCGGGCACAAAAAAGCCGGCACCAAGGACGGGGGGTGCCGGCTGAATTGAGTGGGTAAGGCTAAGAGCCGCAGCGTAGCACGCTCAGCCCTGGCGTCGCATCACACCTCGTCTACCATGGGAACATCAAATGGCGGTTGGCCAAGGAAAGTATGATGATCTCACGACGCTGGTCCGCGAGGGCGCGAATGCCGAGGGCGTCATCGTCATCGTGATCGGCGGATCGAAGGGCAGCGGCTTCAGCGTTCAGGCGACCTTCGAGGTCACGGCGAAGCTGCCTGCACTGTTGCGGAAGATCGCTGACGACATCGAGCGGGATCTTACGAACTGATCTCCAGCACCCGCACGCCGGGCGGCATATCGATGCGCACTTCATCGGCCTCTGTCTGTCGCCAGATCGGCGTCACCCCGTGCAGCGGATCGTACAGCGTCACCTCGCCCACGGTCTCGCCGAACGTCACATGCACCCGGACCACGGGCTGGCGGTCAAGCTCTGCCGCCGAATGCCAGATCGGCACCAGGAAGCGTCCGTCGCTCGCCTGATAGACCTCGGCGGACACCGTCTCCGGCAATCCGCTGATCTCCACGTGAAGCTCGCCGGTCTCGAAGTTGTGGCGGTCGCCCCGGTCGGCACAGATCGCACAGAGCGCCCGCAACGCAGTGGCCGTCGGGCGAGGGTCGGTGTCGCCATATTGCGGGAACAGACCACATTTATACGTCGTGCCATAATCGAACAAGGCGTACCACCAAAGTCCCTGGGTGCCGTTCTGCGCGCAGCGCAGGAGCGTCGTCAGGGTGTAGTAGGCATCACGCTGGCCCGACCATCCGGCCTCATCCGGTTTGTTGCCCTCCGAGTTATAGAGCGTCGGATGAAACTCGGTCAGGTGGATGGTTTTCTGCGCATAGGCGGTCCACAGGCCACCGATGTACTCGTTCACCGAATAGCCGGTGCTCGGCACGTCCGGGCTGCCAGGCGGATAATAGTGCCCTTGGCCTTCGTGCATGGCGGCGTTCAGTGCAGCGAGATTTTCCGGCGTCTCGCAGTAGCCTTGAATCCAACCTTCGGGGTGCGGCGTTCCGGCCACGATCGACGGCCCCATGATGCCCACGTCCACACTGCGACGGCCCTGCCAGCACGCATCTTGGATCGCCTGGGTGGTTTCGTACGGAACCTGGCCGCTGCCAAAATCCGTGTTCGGTTCATTGAGCCCCTCGATCCAGGCGACGCCGTTGCGCGGATCGGCAGCGAGCGCGAGCATGGTCGGCACGTCATCGACCGACGCGTTGGCGCCGGGGCAGAGTGCGACCCTGGTGCCGGGAAATGCAGCGACGATCTGCGGCAGCCATTCGGCCTGCATATCGCAGCGTCCAGCATAGTGATACTCGCGCAGCCGCAAGGCGAAGCCGCTGTCGCCGACGATATACTTCAGCGCCTTGATGACGCTCTCGGGCGAATAATTGGCGGGCCAACTGCCCCAGGTGTTGTGCTCGTCGGGCGAGGAGAACGTGTTGACGCCGAACAATTCGATCAGGTTGGCAATGCGCTTGGCTTGCATGTGAATACTCCTATTGGCGGTGGCAATTATACCTTGCCAAAAGGCCCCGACAGCATTATGTTGTCAGGCATGAGCAAGGCACCTCATCAGCGAGCACGTTCCCCGCGTCCGGGGATGAACCGGCACTCCAGCAAGCCATTGAACGTGTCGGCGGACGTTCCCTGCACTCGCGGGGATGAACCAGCACTCCAGCAGGCCATTGAACGTGTCGGCGGCCAGCGTGAGTTGGGTCGCCGGCTGGGCGTCTCGTATCAGGCAATCCAGACTTGGCTCCAGAGCCAGGTGCCAGCCGAACGCGTGCTGACCATCGAACGGCTGACCGGCGTCTCACGCCACGCATTGCGACCCGACATTTATCCGCGGGACGGCAAATGAGCGACGCTGAACGCCAGGATCTGAAGGATCAACTGCTCATGGCCGATCTCACGCTCAAGACGCGGCAAGGATTTTGGGAAACGCCGCGCAACATCGCCATCCTCGTCGGTGCCGCTGTCGCAATTTCCGGTGTGCTCGGCTACAAGATCGGCAGCGCACCACCGCAACAAATCATCGTCCACCTCGACGCGCCGCTCGTCCAACAGGCACCGAAATGAACGACACGCCAGACCCGACGATCAGGGACGTGATAATGCTGATGAACGACCAGCACGAGCGCCTGCTTGGTCGGCTGACCGCAGTGGAGGACGAGGTCCGCAATCTGCGCAGCACACAACCCGCGATGCGCGCCTATGTCAGCGCTCGCGTCGTCGAAACCGAGACGCTGATGCAGCGGCTGTTCGATCGTCTGAATGCCCGCCTCGACCAGACCGAGTGCAGCGTCGAGGAGCGGCTGAGGAAGCTGGAGGGCGGCGGGTGATGACCGACGACGAGAAAGCCTACTGGGACGGCATGATGGCCCAGATCAACGTCAAGCTGGACGACATCCTGGACAAGCTCACAGCTGTCCGCGCCGACACCGACAACACCAAGGGGCATGTGCTCTACGTGATGAACGACAGCCTGACGCTCAGCCAGCGCATCACCAAGCTTGAGGACGAAATGCGCAAAAGGGGCGCACCATGACCACAGCGACCAGCATCATGGGCGTCGCCGTTGTCGGCATCCTGCTGAGCCAGTTCGCGCTATGGTCGCAGATCAGCCAGGTTGACGGACACCTGACGCAGATCGGCTCGCAGGTCAGCCACATCGAGCAAATGCTGACGGCGCCACGCTGATGGCGCACACATCCCAGATTCTGGCAACGGTGGCGTGATGCTGCGAATACTCATCGGGATCGCGCTCGCCTGAGCCGCTTTTCCTCCGCGATCTTGGCCGCCATCCGCGCCTCGAAGCCGGGCAGCGGCCCGCACAGAGGCTCCGCACGATAGGCACACTGTGCCGCACTATAGGAAGCAAGATTAGAAAGATGCTTAACAACAGGCTTACGGCAACGCCGACACCCCTCGACCGGCTCGGGCGTCTTACCCGGCATCCGCAGCCAGTAGCGGTTGGTCGTGCGCCAGTTAGGGTGGTCCCCAGAGCCTCGCGACTGCGCCTGCCAGTCCAGCAGCCCGAGCAGCCGGAACCGCCTGTAGGCGTCCCGGACAGTCCGCGCACCGTATCCCAGAGCTGCCGCCACCGCGGCGTGGCTCATCTGGTCGTCCCCGGCCTGGATGGCCCCCATCGTGAACTGGGCAATACGGACGTGGGTGTCGGTGATGTTCCGCATGGCGCGCTCCTCCAGCAGCCGCTGGCGCCAGAGGAAGGCTTGTTCGTCTGTGAGCATCGGTCTCCCCTTGCGGGGCGGCCAACAGGGCGCAGAATCCCACCAACCCGATGGGTTGCATTTCGGCTCGGATTGTCGGATACTGATGATTGTCAGGTCATTCAGTATCCGTGTGGGGCGGCCCTTGTGGTCGCCCTTCGCTGTTTCAGGTCATTGCAATTTCTCCAACGCGCATTGGCGCACAGACCGCTGATTCTGGCAACGGTGTAGACCGATGAAAGAGCCGGAAGCGTGGCAGTTGATGACGTTTGGCTGGGTGTGTTTTATCCTGGGATGGGCTGCGATCATCATGCTGGTAATTAAGCTCCTACTCTAAGGGCCTAAGATATTCCGCATCTGATATTTGTCGGGATCAGGATATAGCATTTGCATCCCACGTGTCCGCTGCTGTCGTGCTGCGCGGGCATCCATGATGGGTCCGAGCGCGGCCTTTATTCGGAATGTCGCCGGCCCCAGAACCGGCACAGCACTTAGACCGACGCCAGCATATTGCTTCGCCACATCGATCATGTTCGGCACAGAATCGGAGCCACTGGCACGAGCTAGGTCTTCGGCAGATGCCGAACGGCGCAGATCGTCGCGCAGCGCCCATAGTCTGCTCATCTGATCGTCACTGAGGCTTTGCCATGGGTTCAGCGGCGCATCTGGATGGCGAGCTGCGACGGCCTCACGCATCATCTGTTGCACCTTGGAATACTGCATCCGGTTCTGGGCGTCGTACAGCTTCGGCTCCCTGGCCTGCAGCAACTCCATCGCATCGATCGGGCGTGAGGCTGCTGCATAGTTGGCGATTGCGTTGCCAAACCCCGGAGCTGCCGGCTCAATGGCAGCATCGACCGCGTTTCGCATCTGCATTAGCTGCCGTGCCGCAGCCTGATTGGTCGGGTTCTCGATTGCTGCTTCTTTGGACAACAGCAGGTTAATCTGTTTGCGCACGCCCCAGAGCATTTCAGGGTCAGTCTCAAGGTTGCCGTCCTTATCGTAGAGCTTTCCCATCACGTTGTTGACGACACGCACAACCGGATCGACCTTGCCGTCAGGACCGTCCAGAATGCTTTGCCCAACATCAACAATGGGCTGTGCGTCGGCTTCTCCCTTGCGGCGAAACGCCGCCGTCATATCAGTGTTTAGCTGGTCATCTCGCGCCTTGGATGCTGCCGCCACGTCGAATTGCGACCCGGCATTGTCGGCATAGTGGATCTGGCGCGCCGTGTTGTTGCGGTCTGCCACCTCGCGTGATTCCTGGCTCACATCGGTATTGAGATTGCGCAGCGTCTTATCCTCGCGCGCCGCATTCACCGTCTGTTCGATCTGAGCGACAGTCGGGTTGGAACCATCCACATACTGGTTCAGATCCTGCACGCCGGGTTGCTGTTGCTCCAACAGCTTGGTGTTCTCCGCCTGGCTGCGGTTAATCGCCACATCCTGAGGCGACATGGCTGCAACAGCCGCGGGTGTCGGTGCCGCTCCAACTGCGCCAGGCGGCTGTGGCTCAACCTGCGCCGCAGGCGCCACGCGCGGAACGCCGGGCTGGTCGATCGGATTGGGAGGCTGCTGGATCGGCGCCACCTCTCCGGTCACTGAGGTCGATGTGCTGGGCGGAACAAATGCCGGCTTGTTCTGGGCGACCTGCTGATCAGCTCTCACTAGATCGAGGATACGCGGCAACATTGGCGCCGGCGTGCCAGGCGGCACGAAAGCCGGGCCAGGCTGCATTAGCTGATTCGACGGCGTCGGCGCCGCGGCGGCATGAGGCTCAGCCGTCGCCCCGGGCGTTGGCGTAAGGGGGTTGACGCGCGGGCCGCCAAATGGCGTCGCAAAAAACGGCACGACCGAGGCGGCTTCGGGCGTCAGTCCGAACGTCCCGGTGTTAGGATTAAGCGTCAATCCACCGGGACCTTGCCCTAGACCGATCAGAGCATTGAGGGGCATCTCTGCCAAGGATGCCAGCCCATGCACGCCCACCATCGCCGCCCCGCGCACCAAACGCTCTGGGAACTGGGCTTCGGGTCCAGGCGCCAGTCTTTTCAGGACGCTGATGTCGCCCTGCTGGATCCTGTCACGCAGGTCTGTCAGAGATGGCGCGGGTGGTGTCGGTGTCTGCGATTGCGGGATGTCTGCCGCTTGAGCATCCGGTGAGCTGATAACGTCCGCCAGAGTTTTGCCGTCACCAACCGTCGTGACCGGAGCGTCAGCGGGCGGCTTCGTTTCCGGTGGCGCGTAGGCATAGCCGTGCTCGCCACCGCTTTGGCTGCCGTATTGCGTCCACGGCCCAGCCGCAGGCGGCGCGTCTGACGCTGGCGCCGACTGGTATTGCTCCCACGGGCCGGCCATTTACTGCACCCTGTCCCAGTTTGCCTGGTTCGACGGGTCGCCGCCCTTGAACCGATAGCCCTGCTGAACGGTGCCCACGGTTGGAGCGTTGGATTGCGCCTGACCGCCGGGCTGCATATTGAGCCGCCCAGCCTTGCCGTTCACCGTCGCATTCGGGCTGGCGCGCGAAACCACATCCAACGCCCGCTCGATCTCGGGCTGCTGCAATCCCCTCGTCCACTGCTCATACGGCTGACCCTGGAGCGCCCCCATCGCTGCGGCGTAGACCTGCGGATTGCGCTGCGTCTGCCATTGCTGATCGAAGGTAGACAGCGGCTGATAGCCCTTGCCGTCACGCAGGTTCTGGGCCTGCTGGTTGCCATATCCCAGCTTGGCGTTGTTGTAGTCAGCGTCCGCCTGCGCGGCGATCAACTGCATGCCGATAATGCCCTTGTTCGCACCGGGGCGCAGGTCGAGGTTCGGATTGGCCGACTGGAACAGCCTGATGGCACCGAGGCCGGCACGCGAGCCAAGATCGGCGCGGGCATCGGCACCAGCCGCCTGGGTGGCGAGCTTGGTGAACTCCTGTGCCGCCGACGCATCACCCGCACTGCTGTTGGCAATGAGCGACTGCGCAACGCCAGGAAATCCAGCGGTCTCGGCGAGGTTCGCGAGTTGGGTCCGCGTCGCACCTCCGGCGCCTGTGGTGAGCTTGTTCGCCAGGTCCAGCATGGTCTGCCAGCGGATCTGCGAGGTTCTGGCGTTCTGTGCCTGCTCGGCCGCGGCGGTGAGTTGCGGCTGGTCCTTCTGGTAGTCCTCTTTCTGGAGTTCCCACGTTCCTCCTGCCGGCCGCTCAGGAATCGGGAAATAAGTGGTCCTGCCCCCTGGCCCCACAGCGGCGATGGCTGGCTTGCCGGTGTCGGGATCGACGGTCGGCGGCGAGAACCGTGGCGAAGCGGTCGGCGAGGCCGGGATTGTTCTGATAACCTGTCCGGTCTTAGCGTCGGTTTCCACGATACCGTCGCCGGTCATGGTCTGCTTCACATCCGGACGCACGTCGGCTTTCGGCTCGCCACTGATGGTGTTGACCCATGAGCCGTCAGGCTGCTGCACCCATTGTCCGGTCTGTAGAATTGCCTGCGCCCGCTGTCGGAGCGCTGCCGCCGCGGCCTTGGCCTGCGGGCTGTTGGGGTAGCTGGTCTCCAGTTGCAGCGCCTGGTTCTGCAGCGCGAGCGCCTGCTGGAACTGCGGCGAGTTGACGCCGGTCGCGGCCGCAGGAGCCGGGGCAACCTGTGGCCGCTGCGGTGCGGGGGGCACCAGCGTGTTCTGCGCAACCGGCGCGCCGGCAGGGCTTGCTGGTGTGGTCACCGGCACCGCGCCGCCTGTAGGCGCCCCTGGCGCGGCTGTGGACCCTGGTGGCGGCGTGGGCGCGTTGGATGCCGTCTGATAGGACCCAGGCTGTCCGCCGCCTCCAGCGGGCGCTGTGGGGCTCGCAGCGGTCGCTGTCGCAGTGCCGCCTCCCGGCGGCGGGATGTATCGCGTGACATTGGCGACGTAGTTCCGGTCGCCGCCACCGTTGTAAGCCACCAGCGCGCGCCGGATCGCCTCCGGGTCGGACGGGTTCATGCCGGGCGGTATGTGCGCCCGCAGGTAGTCAGCCTGGAAGTTGATGTTGGTGCGGGGATCTCTGAGCGTTGCCGGATCGACCGGCGCCACGCCGTAGCCTGGCGACCTTGCCGTTGCTGGCATGATCTGGCCAATGCCGATTTCGCCCGCGCGACCGGTTGCGTTCGGATTGAAGCCGCTCTCCTGCCGGCTTTGCGCAATCAGCACGTCGACCGGGATGCCGGTGCGCTGGGAGGCCTCCTGATAGAACGGCATATATTCTGCCGGCACCTGGGCGTTGTTTGGGCCGCCCTGGCCATAGGCTCCGGCCGGCGCTGGCGTGAGTGCCGTGCCTGGTGCGCCGCCTGGAGCCGCCGCTGCACCTGTACCCGTGCCTGCCGGCTGAGTGCCGGTAATGCGCCCGAGCGCATCGGCGAGCCCCGGCGGCATGATGACGCCAGACGAATACTGCTGCGGCACCGTCATGGCGCGGTTGACGAACGCCTGCGCCACAGCGTGGCCTGGATATTCCGCCGGCAGGTTCTTGCCGAAACCCTGTGCCTGGAGGCTGGCCCGCATCGGACCATACGCTGCAGCCGCCTGGTCCTCCGGCATGTTCAGAAGCTGGGTCGCCGAGCGACCAACCACGTCCATGTCGTTCTGCGCGGCCTGTTGCTGGCTCAGCAGCACGTTGGTTTCGGCCTGCTGCTGCCGCGGCGCCATCAGCGGATCGAACAGCGTGTTCTGGATATTCCCAAACGGCGATACCTGCGTGCCGCTCATTAGAAGACGCCCCCGGATTGGAACGTTTGATTGCCATATCCTGGCGACGTGCCCGGGGTATAATTCAAGCCGCCGGCTGGATTATAGGCGGGGGGATTGCTGGCACTAAACCAACTCTGCAGGTTCTTGTTGCTAAGCAGATTGTTGACGTTCGCGCCCAGGCCGGTCGCCAGATTGCCGTAAATACTGCTCTGCGCATTGCCGGCACCGATATCGGCCTGCGCCTGCTGGCCGGCTGTGACGCCGGTCTGCGCCCCCGCATTCTCGCCGAGCGTCGAAAGACCCGACAGGTTCTGGTAGTATTGCTGGAAATTCTGGTTGGCCAGGTTCTGGCCCAGCGTCTCCTCTGCCTTGATCGTGGCGCCGCTTCGGAGCATGCCATTCGAGGCAGCGCCGGCATCAACCGCGCGCAGCCCCTGTTGGACCTGGTAGGCATACCCCGGCGACGATTGGAAGTTCGCCATCGCCGCGTTCGCCGCATCCTGCCCGTTCAATCCCAACAAGTTCTGCTGCGCCTGAACCGCCGGCAATCCGGCTTGCTGATACGGCGCCAGCTGGTTGAGCTGTTGCCCCAGCGCGCCCTGCGCCTGACTGTTGGCGCCGCTGACCGAACCCTTCATCAACGCACTGCCGGCGGTGCCGATCGCCGCAGAAGCAACCCCGCCGGCAACCGCTGCGCCTATTGCGCCCATCTCAAGCCTCCAGTTTCAGGCGGAAAAACTCGCCGCTGTCCTCGGCCCCCAGCCGACGATACAGCCCACCCATGCGCGGCCCGTCGCCGCGCGGTCCCGCCAGCATGAACACCTCGCCGACGCCACGCTCGCGCAACGCCGCGATGGACGCACGCTGCAATTTCATGCCCAGCCCGCGAATCGCCGGCGAGGCATAGAAGAACGTGTGTGTCGCCCAGATCCCGTCAACGCTCTCCAGCGATGGCCCGACCAGCGTCGCCAGGTAGCCGAACATCCGCCCGTTGCTGCGCGCCGTGGTGATCTGCAGCGCGCCGACCTCGTCCAGCCGCCGCAATAGCGGCAGGTTCTTGAATGCGTGGTTGTCCGGCGCCTCGCCCACCCGCACCAGATGCTCGGCAAACAGTTCGCGGCCGTCGCGATACCACTGCTCGAACGGCTCCTGCTGGAAGGTGACGCCATCGATCTCGCTGTTGCGTGTGGCCATGCCGGCAAGCGTCGCCTGCTTCGCTATCTTCGCCAGCTTGTCCAGTTGTGGCTGATAGGCGCGAAACTTCCGCACGCATTGCCGCATGTCGGTCTGGATGTTCACGTCAGACCACGCATCCCACCAAGCCGCATCGAAGGCATAGGGCAGGCAATGTTCGAAGACCCGGCGGCAGCCATCCTCCGTTGCCAGCTCGGCAAACGTCACCGACACCACACTGGGCACCCGCTGTTCGATTTGCGCTAACTTGGCATCAGCACGCCGCACGAGCGGAACAAGCGTCGCCGCCTCGAACCCCAGAGGTAGCCGCATGAAGCTTTCCACCACCTCATCGACCGGCCGCCGCACCACCGCAATCCGGGTATCCGGGCGATACTGCTGCAACAACCGCCAGAAAGCGCCCGCCGCCGTCTCCACGGTTCCGGTGCATGGCTGGCTCAGCCACGCCCTGGCATCGTCCAGGCTGCGCAGGTTCAGCAGCTCGTCGTGACCGCAGCCGAACTCCCCGTAGGAGAGAAACACAGACAGCCACTTTGATCTGCTTCTAGGCATGGAGAATACGACGAACGGCGGCATCACCCCTCCGGGGAAGGGAGCCAGCCGAAGCTGGCCCCCGACCCTACCTGCGGGTTATGGTGATCTTGACGACGAGCGTCAGGACCACCACTATTCGCGGCAGGAGCTTGAGATGTCTGACCATCTCTCCCTCCACGGTTGCGCCACCAGGCCCACCCTGGTGGCGTTTCCGTATCTAGCACACGGCTAGCGAACCCGCCGCGCGCGGATGGTGCCGACCGCCGTCATGCTGCCGGTAAATCCCGCCTCTGCCACCAGCCACACCGTCGTCGTCGCCGTCACGTTCTGCCGCGCCAGCGCCGTGTTCAGCCCCATGTCGATCGCCCCCGTGGGAAAAGCGGCGGTGGTGTAGGTATCGAGCCCGCCAATCCCGCAACCGAAGAAACTGTGCGTGCCAGCTCCGGCGTGGAATACACAATTGCCGGTCACGTCCCAGTCGCCGGCCGTCAGGTCGATCGAGACGATATTGGCAATGGACATACTGCCAGTCAGCGGAACCGAGGCGCTGGCGGTGAGATACTCGCCGATCTGCCCGGCGGCAGCGTCCGAGCCGTCCGTCACGCCGGTATCGATCGTCGCGAGTTGCTGCGACATCGACGACACACGCGCCGCCGTGTTGGTAAAGTACGCATTCCACGGCTGCGAGAACGGCTGGCTTCCCGGTTCCTGCGGCGCCTCCCGGAACGGCGGATCGAGCGTGGCCGGAGGGCTGATCGTGGTATCGACCATCAATGCGCCCCAGCCGTGATGTCAGCGTCCAGCGCATAGATCGTCATGGCCTGGTGCGAGGTGAGGCGGAACACCCGATTGCGAAAGCTGCCGAGCCGCGTCGTGTAGACCCGTTTCCGCGTCGAGGTCCCTGCGGCACCGACCGTCATCGCGCGCGAGCCGGTGTAGGTGATGCCGCCATCGTCCGACCACTCGAGCAGGATGCTGTCGGGCGAATGCGCGGTGCCCACCTCCATCTCCACCTCGAGGCGCGCGCAGAATGCCCGCCTGGTCCCGGCATAGAGCGGCGGCAGCACGACCTGGCGCTGGACCGCAACGCCCATATCGGTCGAGAGGTTGGGATCGGCTGCCAGGAGGCGCCCGGCGGTGGCATCGCCGATAATCGGAAAGCCGGTATTGGCCGTGCAGCACGAGCCGCGCAGGCTGCCTGTCCCGTCGGTGCTGCTGGCAGCACTGTGCCAGACGCCGGTCAGCGCGTCGTAGACCAGCGTGCGGCCGCCCAGGTTGAGGACATAGCAGATATGGCCGAGCAGATTGTAGACGTAGGCACTGGTGATGCCGCCCGTTATCGACGCCTCGATCCCGTGCGTGCTGACGCGCTGTTCCTGGTAGCCGACGGTGCGGTATATCCGGCCATCGGCCGACCACCACCACAGGCTCCGGTCACCCTTGGCGATCGATGTCGCGGCGCCGACCGAGCGTTGCAGGATGCCGTTCGGACGGCGCCGGAACGGAAAATCCTGGTTGCCCGCATCGTACCAGATTTCCCAGCCGGACGCGCCGGCGAACCATAAATCCGTGCCCAGCGTCATCACCTTGGTGACGGCATTCGGGAATGCATCAAGGGCGGCGAAGTCCAGCGCATCGACCATCGTCGGATCGGCCAGCGTGGTGATGAAGAAGAACTGCGGGCTCATCTGCCCGGTGAACACGTAATAGCCGTCGAGGAAGGTGACGCTCGATGCGCCATACGTCGGCCATGTCGTGGTGATCTGCGCGACCGGCGCGCCGCCGACCGAGACGAAGGCATTCGGTGGCGAGCACACCACAGCCGCCGTAGGGCCGACAGCAATGGAATACAACCGGCCGTCAGGGCCGAAGCCGCCGGATGGCGTGCCGATATCGCCGAGGTCGGTGACCGTCGAAGGGGTGCCCGGGGTCACCAGATAGAAATGCGTCCCGCTGACGACGTAGATCGCGCCGGGATCGTCGTCGTTGATCGCGTGGATCGGCCCGGTACCGACGTCCAGCCAGTCGGACAACCCAGGTGTCGGCAGCAGCGCCGCGGCAACGCGCGCATCGGACGGCTCCTGCTCGGCGAACATATTGAGCAGCAGCTTGGACGATAGCGGCACGGACTGGTGCTGGTAGGTCTCCATCGCCAGCGGAATGCGCTGCATACCCGTCTTGGGCGTCAGCGCCTGCTGGAGTGCCTGGACGGTGGTGGTGGCAGACATGGCTACGCGACCCGCACCATGAGAACACTGCCGTTGCGATAAACGCCCTTGGGCGGCACGCCGGCAGAGGCGGCAGAGGCGTCGTCGGGGGCATTCGGCGGCAGCGTGCCGAATGTGATCTTGCCCTGGACATTCAAAACGATCGACCCGGCGGTAACCGACAAGCTGCCGTCGTTTGCGCCGGTTCCGGCGAAGGCTTGGATAGTGGCATCGGCTCCGGTGTTTCCGCTTGGGTGAAAGTAAGCGACGGCGCTCGTTGCAAAGTTAGGGCTGCCGAGAACAACGGAGCCGGCAGCCGATATAGTGTTTCCCGCATTGATTGAGCCATCCACGAGAAACGAGCCGCCTTTGATTTCGACATAATCGGGCGCATGGATCGTGAGCTGGCCTCCCGAGCCACCTCCTGCACCGCTCATATAGACAGCGCCCGATGACGACAATGCCACCTGTTGGCCATCGGCCAGCCATACGGTGCGTGCGGAGGACACCACGCTGTTGCCGGCCGTCCCGTCAGTCCCCACGATGCCGGATGACAGGGTGAGGACGCCCATATTCGTCGTGGTGGTGCCGCCTGTCGGCGCGTCGAACGCGGCGCCGATCACCGAGTACGTGTTGGCGCCAATCGCGACGGGCATGGGATTGCCCGACGAAACCGGCGAGCCGTTTGGCCCCCAACTCAGGTAAGCCACCACGTTGTTGACGTGCAGCGAGGTGCCGCCGGCCGCGACCGTGGTCTGGATCGTGCCCACCAGCGTTTTCGCCAGACGGGTATCAACAGCCGCCGAACTATAGGCGATTGCCGTGACGATACCGCGCTTGATGACGACATCTGTGTCGGTCGTTAAAGCAATCGCCGCACCAAATTCGGCCGGCAAGCCACCGACTGATGGCGGAGGACCGTATGCCGGGTTGATTGGCCCGGGAGGGCCGCCGATCGGCCAGATCTTGCTGAAGACGTAGACCGCGCCAGCGCGCGGCCCGACGTCGTCGGCGCCGTTCGCCGCCGTGTCGTATTCGTTGATGGTCGCGCCACCGATTGAACTCGGCTGGTTCGAGCAGTCGTAGTTCTGCGATATGTAGGCCCACTGCTCCGGCAACTGATAGCCGGCAGCGAGACCGCCTGGTGGGATATACTTGATCGCTGCGGCAAGGTTCGCGAGAACCGGGCAATTATGCCGATTGGCCGGCGTGGTTGCCACGGTGGCATTCGTACGATTGGCCACGGCAGTGAGGGCTGAGTATTGGCTGGTCTGCGCCACGCCGCTGGCATTCTGTGTCACGGTGAGCGCATTCGCGGCGGGTGGCGCACCGCTGGTATTCAGTGTGATCGTGGTCTGGCCGGTGACATTGCCGCCGCTCAGCGGCAGGAAATAACCACTGAGAGAAATAGCGCTAAAGCGCCCCGAACCAGCATGCTCGCCGACAATCGAGCTGTCGCTGGTGAAGGCGCCGAGATCGGGCATGTCGGCAATGCGGACGCCTTCTACCGCGGCCCCTGTCGTCGTTGTTATGGTGGTGGTCATTAGGATGCCCCGTCGAGAATAATAGCGTCGGTGAGCACAGGCGGCGTCGGATCGGTCAGCATGACGACGGGTGGCGCGGAGCGCGCCATCGAGCGCGACAAATGCAGCTTGCCCTCGGCGAGCAGTGTCGTCTCGCCACCGCCGTTCCAGTCGAGCTGCAGGGCGTAGCTGCAGCGGGGCGGCCAGGTCCACGTGGTTTGCGGCGGCGGCGGTGCGAGGCCGCCCATGGTGCCGGTGGGGAACGAAATCAGGAATGTGCCGGTCGCCGCGTCGGAGATCACGGCGGTGCCAACCCACAGGACAGTCCAGGGGCTTTGCATCGGCGGCAGCGCGCCGCCATAGCCCCAGCCATTGCCGTAGCCGTAACCGTAGCCATTGCCGTAATCCCACGTTGTGCGGCGCCAGCTGTCCGCCCACACGATCATCTGCAATACCGGGCCGCCGATGCCACCGGTCAGCACAATCGGCACGGCGTCCGGGGCGTCGCGGTCCACCACCTGCACGGTGAGCGCCAGGCTATCGACCAGGCCGAGCGTCATGTCGCGGCGCGGGATGCGGATGGGCGAGGTGCGCATATAGGGCACTACGAACGTCTGGTAGCTCATGCGGCTGGTCCTCCGGTTACGGTGGCATCCAGCCGTAGCCGCTGAACGGATGCGCGCTGTCGGACGACACGACAGACACCGCATTGCCGGACGGCGCGAGCAGATAAGTCTGCCCTGGCACGATGCAGGTCGTGCTGCCGGACGAGGTAGTGCCGGATGCCGTGCCAAGCTCGTTGACGCAGAGATTGACCGTGGCGGCATTCGGGTTCTGCAGCCAGCCGCCTTTGACGCGATGGCCAGCCGCAATCGCCACCACCGCAGTCCCGCCGGTCGTCACGGTGGCGATGTCGAGCGGCAGCAGGACGGTTATCCCGCCGGTCTGTGCCTGCGCGGTGGCGCACAGTGCGAGGCTCGCCAGTGCTGCTATCAGCCATTTGTTCATCACTGCCATTCCTGCTCTTATGTGGTCACCGACTGCATTTCGGCGTTGGACAGCACACGCGGCCAGTATGTAAGCCGCTGCATGTGACCATTCAGCAATGAGACACCGGAAAATCCGTAGCCGATAATCAGCCGGCTGAGCGTCGTCGGTATTCCGGTCGCTGCCGCCGTTTGTGTCGCTGCGCCGTTCAATGACAGCGCCATCGTTGTGCCGGTCCATGCACACGCTATCTTTACGTTGCCTGGGGCGCCTATGTTGACATTCGCGCCGTTAAGGGTGCCGGTCGCAGACCCCGCCGCAGAGAAGTTAAAGGATGGCAGCACGTACGTGGCTGCGTTGGCATACAAATAAAGGTCAATGACGTTTGCGCCATTTCCTGTGCCATCATCCAGCGCAAACAGGCCATTGTTGGCGTTTGAACCGCCGATCCACGCCTCTTGGATGCAATTGACACGCATGGAACCAGTTGCGGCGTTGAGCCAGGGCGGCGTTGGTATTATCGCCACATCGGCATTGCGCGTGACCGCTGCGGCTGTCACTGGAACATACGATGTGACGAAGGAACCCGCCTCAAGCTGTGCGTTTTGCACAGTGCCGGTGACCGTGCATGTGAGCGTTCCGGCAGTCGGCGTGAACGTCCGCGCCACGCGCTGCGGGAATGCGCCTGTGCCAACCAGTGACCCTGTAGACGCCCCAGACAGCGTCACCGTGCCGGTGCCATAGAACGACAGCGTGTATGCCTGCGCGGTCACCGTGACCGACTGCGTGACGAGCGTCGCGCTATTCAGCAGCACATTGGTGCGCGCCTCCTCGATCAGCATGCCGCGCAGCGCATGCGACACCGGATCGTAGTCCCAGCGCGGCGCATTCGCCGGGGCCGTCTGCAGCGTGCCGGTGGCATCGAAATACGTGGCTATGCTGGCGCGGGTGAAGGCAATCCGCGGATCGAGCGTGCTCGGCGTCATGAACGACAGGTCGAGCGATGCCCCCCACGGCGTCCCCACCGGCAGCGGACCCGCGCCCATTCCCTGCGGCACCGTGCTACTGACAACCGGCATCGGCTGCGCTCGCGCGCCAGAACCGATCAGCGCGGCGGCGGACGTAAACGCCAGAAGATCACGGCGGTTCACGGTCATTCGGCGGCCTCAGGTGATGCCGGAACCTGGCGCAGCGGAGAAGGCCGCGTGTCAGCATCGGCGGCCAGGCACTGCCGCTGGATCTCGGCAATGAGCGGTGCACTGACGCGATACGGCCCCTCGGCCAGCAATGCCATGACGGCGTTCCATTGCTGCGCCTCAAGCGTGACGGAAAGAGGCTGCTGCGGGGCCATGACACGTTGTCCCGGCATGGTGATGCCGCTGTCGGTTGCGCTCATGCTAATTCGCCATCATCGTTTGCCAACTAGACCCGTCGCACTGAAGCCAGCAAAACTTGGAAGGACCGACCGGCATAATGGCAGTGCCGGCGGCGCCTCCGGCGAACGGGAACACATTGGCGCTGGCCGAATTGACCGCGAACGCAACAGCGTTTTTGAGTATCAAGATGCGCCCTGCGTTGCTGGCCGCAGCCGGTAGCGTCAGCGTCAGAGTTCCCGACCCAGCGAGCAGCAGGACGTAATCTGTCGCTGATACCGTATAGGCCGTGCCTCCCACGACGGCAGGGGCAATACCGGAAAGCGCACCGCTCAGTTTAAGAGCAGAGCTTATGGTTGCGCTGGGGAGTGTCGTAGGAGCGTTCAGCGCAATTGCAGCCCCGGCGAACGACGCGATATCTGTCGTGCCGATCATCATCGTGTGCGCGTTGCCGGTCGGCAGAACATAGTTCAGCCTGCCGCTGGTAACACTGAACCCGACAAGTCCCGGATACAGCGCAATGTGGCGCGAGAGATCAGTGTTGCTGGACGGCGCTGGCGACGTTGCGAACGTGAGACCGTTGGAAAACGTGGTCAATCCATTACTATCCACCACCAATTGATCAGTGACGTTACCGGCGGTATCGAGCTGTCCGACATGGAAGCCGCCAGATCCACCGCCTTTCTGATTGAGCAGCCATGTGGCGCCGTCGCCGCTATTTTTGTTCCACATCAACCAAGCGCCACCGGCACTCGTTGCTGTGGTATACCCCTGCACGTTGATGACGCCGCCAGGACCGGTGACCATACCAGCGGCAGCAAAAACATTGCCGGCGTTGGTTACAATAAAGTTCGCACTCCCACTTAGAAATCCCTCGATGAAGTTGGTCCACTGACCTTGCCCCGGCGTGTCAGCGATACGCAATCCGGTTTTTGAGGTGCCATTGTCCGCTTGTAGCAGCAGGCCGAAATAATCTGATGATTGCGGGTTGTGGGCACCGATCTGTGTTCGGATGGCGCGTTGCGTCACCCCCGATGAGTTGAGCAGCGTTGAGACACCCTCAAGGATCGCAGTGAACCCATTACCCGCGCTCGCCACATCAATCAGCATGCCGCCGGCATCCGAGTTGGGACCGCCCTGTCTCACGTAGGAATACAGCCCGTCGATCTCACCGACCTGTGTCGTCGTCAGATAGTTCTGCTTTTGGTGGTTGATGCTGAGCCCGAGTTGGGCAGTTGCCGGGCCGTTCGTACCTGATCCAACTGCCGTCGAGTTGATATACTGCGCTGCGTTGGGGGTCGTGCCGGCCATATTAGGCGGCTGGACCGTCAGCGGTCCCACCGTGCCGCCCGCAATCGGCAGGAACGGGCCGCCGGTCTGCGGTTGTCCTTGGGGTCCCTGCGGCCCCACTGGTCCAGGTGGCCCTGGCGGCCCGACCCAGCGCGCCGGATCAGGCGGCCCCTCGGCCGCGCCGGGGTAATCACTGTACTGCAGCCGATATGCCATCACGCGCCCCTAGAAATACACGGCCTGCACGGGAATGCCGCTCGATGGCAGCGAGACGAACCGGTAGATCGCCACCATGGCGGCGGCGGCATCCCGCGGGTCCGTCCGCATCTCGAACAGCGGCGCCAGGCGATCCGCGGCGAGGATCTCGTACTGGTTGCCGACCGGCTCCGGGATGTCGAAGCTGGTCCAGCCCGCGATGCCACGCATCACCAGGTCATCGTGGATCGCCTGCACCGCCTCCTGCGCCTTGGCATCGCTCGACAGCACCATGGCGCCCTTGCGCACCCGCGCCTCCAGCGCCGGGATGATCGACGGGTCCACCGGCTTGCCGAGGCTCGCCGCGGCCATCGCCACCGTCAGCTTGGTATATTCCGTGGCGAACGCACGCGGCACGGCGGTGCCGTCCCACCACACCAGCCCTTGGGCATCCAACGCCGCATGCACGCTGGCTACCTTGCCGAGCATGAACGGCATGTCGGCATTCATCACCGCGGCGCCGACACGAACCCGACCCTCGAGCATCTGCACAATCGCCGGATCAGCCTGCTTGCCGAAGCTCGATGCAGCATCTGACGCGGTGAGCTTGATGTATTCCTCGGTGAACGCCCGCGGGATGGTATTGACCGTCCACGACGCGATGCCCTGGGCGAACAACGAGCCATGCACCGATGCGACCTTATCGAGCGCCAACGCCTGATCCGATGCCGCTGGCGTCTCGTCCGAGGCGATCACGCCCAGCTCCGCCAGCGCCGCCGTGGCAATCGTGGCCTGCGGCACCGTCTCGGTCGCTGGCGCCTCGCTGGAGTTCAACACGCCGAGTTCGACCAATGCCTGCGTGGCGATGTCTGCCACCGGCACCATTTCCGTCAGCGTCGGGCTGTCATCGAGCGGCACCACGCGCACGCCGAGACGACGCAACGCCTGCTGCGCAATGGTGCCGACCGAGGTGGTCATCAGGCTTTAGTCGCCGGCTTGGGCGCAGGCGGAGCCGCAGTCCGTGCTGCACTGCTTCTGGTCCCTGGCGGCGGCTCCACGGGCGGTGGAGGCTCCGGGTCCAGCACGTCGCCGTTCGGATCGTGCGGGTCCAGTCCCAGTTCCACGTAGCCCTCGTCGCGGTGGGCGATGTTGTAGGCGAGGTAGTCGTGGATACCCTTCGCCCCCTGCGCCGCCTTGCCGGCAGGATCGAGCACCACCTGCGCGCCCTGCAGTGCGGCGATGTCCTCTGGGGTTGGCACCGGCAGATCGCCGGCTGCCAACAACTCCGGCCCTATCGGGGGCAGTGGGCCTGCTGCGGCGTCCCTGGCTGGCGGTGCGGGAGGCGGTGCCGCTGGTGGCGGCGTTGGTTGTGTTCCAGACATAGTGCGTCCTCCTTATGCGTCTGCAACGGCAGGGGTGAACACGGTCACAATTCCTGCATCGACCGGCTTGGTGGTATCCGTTGTCGGATCGACGCCGAAGCGCAGCTTGCCGATGCTGCGGATTTCCTGAATGCCAACGCCGTGCATGAAGTTGTAGTCACGAGTGTTGGTCGTTGACCGTGTCCGCTGTGCCCAGGCAACGCCGAGTGCCTGCGCGCCGCACAGCACGGAGGCCGCGACGTTGATGCCGCCGGCACCGGCGCCGGGAATGACCGGCATTTCCGGCACCTCGCGGATGATCACGCCGTCCCAGATCATGTCGCCCGAGGTGAACAGCGGGTTATCCGGCCCGCGGGTCCAGGCATACTGCGTGCTGCTGATAACCGTCGGGTCCTTGCGGAAGTCGCGGAACACGAACGAGGGCATGAACATGACGAACCACTCCTCGTCATCATTCACCGAGGTCGGCCGTATCCGTGGGCTGGCCAGCCGCGCCATACGCCGTGCGGTGCTGACGATCGAGGCCGACATGGCATCGGTGGCGACCGCCAGCGTCAGCAGCGAGGACGCCATCACACCGGTGTTGTTGGCGCGCTGGTGCCCAAACAGCACCCGGTCGGTGTTGTTCACCACCCAGTAGTCGCGTTGCGGCGCGGTGGCGGTGGCATACGGTATCTGAACGCTGCCGTCGGCTGTCATCGCGTCGAACGAGGTGATGATGTCGTTCCTCATCCGCTCGAGCGACCAGAGCTGCAGCGCATCGCGCGCGGCATTGCGCAGGTCGATCACCGACTTCTGCTCGTCCCAGTCGCTGACGGCCACCGCATGCCGGATGACACCGACCTGCAGGTTCAGCGAGCGGGCGTTGAGCAGTTCCTCATTGCCCTCGAGGATGGTATTCCCAGTAACGCCGGCTCCCACGAGCCTGCGGACGGATGGGAATACTACGGTGTCACCAGTCTTACGGGTGAGGTCTTCCCTAACCTGTATCATAGCTCCAATACTGGTGCCCATATATCTTGCAAATTGATTCTTACGAACGTACTCGAGGAAGTAATCAGAGTCCCATATGAGTGGCGTTAAACCTGGTCTGGCGGGAGTTACATTCATATCGGCCACGGAACGGCCTCCTATTTGGGTTGCTAACTGGGGGTTTGTTTCAACGCGCCCGGTTAGGCCCGGCGGCAGCCGATCACGCCCGATAACCCACGGCGGCAGGGCTTCAATCTGCGTCCAGACTGAGGTATCAGATGCGAGGCCCAGAACCGCTTGCAGGCGGTTGGCTGGGCCTCTGGCCAATCACTGTCGGAAGGGACAGATCATGGTTAAGGCACGTCTAGACGATCCGCTGACTGCGGACCAACTCCGAACCTTGCTGGATTACCATCCAAAGCTCGGTCTGTTCTTTTGGCGGCCACGGGAACCGCTGCGCCAATATGATCGAACATGGAATACGCGATACGCCGGGAAGCAGGCTGGCACTCCCACTGTTCCCAGGGGCTATGTTCAGATCCTGGTCAACACGCGCCTCTATCTAGCGCACCGTCTTGCCTACCTCTGGATGAACGGCGCATGGCCTACTGACGAGATTGACCACCGAGACGGTGATCCTGCGAACAACCGATGGGACAACTTGCGGGAAGCGACATCATCCCAAAACAAGATGAACAACCGCATGCGTTCCGATAACTCCAGCGGACACAAGGGTGTGCATTGGAACACACGCCGTCGCAAGTGGTGCGCAGAGGTCTGGATTGACGGCAAAAAACATGTCTTCGGCTTCTTTGCCTCAGTCGAAGATGCTGTGGCTGCTCGCGACAATGGCGCCCGTCGTCTTCACGGTGACTACCGTCGCTAGTGTTTCGTCTGCGGCCGCGCCAATATGTCATCGAGCGAAGGCGGCCCGCTAAATCCCACATCCGTTCGCCCGGCCACGCTGCGCACGTTGGCCAGCGATGGCGCCATGCGAGGCATCGCGCGCGGCGGCGCAGCACCGTTGCCGCCACCTCCACCATTGGTCCCGCCACCACTGGCAGCCTGCTCGGCCTCCCACTCGGCGCGCAGGCGCTGCTTGAACGCCTCGGGATCGTCGCCGACGTCGCGATGCAGCCGCTGCCGGTCGATCTCCTTCTGCAGCCAGCCGTATGGATTGGCCTGACTATACAGCTTGCCCCACAGCGACGGGTCGCGTTGGGCGAACGCCTGAAAGTCCTTCACGTATTCATCGACCTTGTCGCCGATCTTATCGCGCAGCCGCTCCTCGCTCATGTTCAGCCTATCGTTGAGCATCTTCTGCTCGAGCTGCGTCCGTTCGTGCTGGAACACCTGCTGCACCCGCTCGACGAAGCCCTGCGGGTTGGCGACGATGTCGATTGGAGGGAGCTGCGGCGGTGGCTGAGGTGATGGCTGCGGTGCAGCCGCTGGGATTGCCCGTTGCTGCGCCTCCTCCACCTGGCGACGGTAGAGGTCGCGTTCGGCCTCGGCCCGCGCCGCACGCTCCTTCCAATCTTGCCGTTTCCGGCGTTCGTCCTCGTAGGCACGGCGCGAAATGACCGGCTGGCCCTCTAACGGTGCCGGCGGCTCACGATCGTCCTCCTCGGTGTCCGGCCGCTTTGCCCCGTCGGGCTCGGCGACTTTGGCCTCGGCCTCAACTTCGCCCGTGGGTTCGCCGGGCGGCTCCGCTGCAACCGTCGCTGCAACGTCCTCCGGGTTCCCCCCTGTCAGGAAGGCTTCAAGCTGGTCTTTCGCCATAGTCATGTCCTCGGTGGTGCGCCCGTGTCTGGCTTTGTCTCAAGCCCCCCGGCGGCGGGATTGGTTCAGGGCTGTCCCTGGGGCGCCCCAGGCGCCTGTTTTATCACGCCGTAATCCAGCGTGATCGTGACCCGGTCCAGAGACGCCTCTGGTATCTTGCCGCAAATCGTCTCGACCGCGTCGCGTAGAGCGGCCACAAGTCTGGCATACTCCGGCAAATCGAAGGCGACGCGCTGAATCGAGAACGTGTTCTGGTGGGTGATATATTCACTCATCGCGAAGTACCTTCGGTAGACGCCTGCGGCTGTGGGATGGGCGTCTGCAGCAGCCGCTGCGTCTCGACCGCCGTGTGGGCCGCCTGGGCGCCGGCGTGGGCGGTCTGCGCTGCGGTGTGCGGGACCTGCGCTGCCGCCTGCCGCGCCTTCTGTTCGTTCACGGCCGCGGTGGCGTGCTTGCCGCGCAACTCGGCCATCTGGTGCGCCAGCGCCATGTCCGGCCCCATGGCGTTGGGATCGCCTTCCTGCATCTGGCCGCTTCCCGGCGCGGTGTCGGGCGGTGCGGTGAAGTCCTGATGCATGTCGTGGACGTTGCGGATGACGTTGCTCTGCCGCTCCTTGGCCAGCGCGAAGTTCGCCGCGGCCTTCGACTGGCTCTCCGCGACCTTGGCCTGCATGCCGGCCTGCATCAACGGCGCCTGCTGGGCCTGTTGCTGGGCCTGCTGCTGCTGGTGCGCCTTCATCCGCTGCAACAGATCGTCCTTGTCGCTGAGCGAGCTGGCCGCAATGAGGACATCTCCCGGGATCAAACCAGGCTGCATCGACGCCAACTGCACCAGGGTCTGAAAGTTCTCCGCCGCCATGGTCGGGATGTCGGGGCCTTCCTGGATGGTGATATCGACATCCAGATCGGTGATGTCGTTCTCGATCCCGACGACCTGGCTGAGCCGCGGATCACCGGGCACGATCTGCATCTGCTGCATGGCCATGGCCCGCTGCTGCTCTGGCATGCGTGCCAGCTCGTCGCGCACGGTGATCTGGCGGTTGATGCCGACCCAGCGCGTCTCATTGAGATCGTCCGTGGTCCGCACCCACCGGTCGGCGCTCCAATACTCGCGCACCGCCTGCCAGGTCATCTCATAGACGCGCCTCGACCACATGCGCAGGCTGTCGGCCAGCGGTTCATTCTGCACCGCACCGCCCGCCTGCTGCGCCAAAATCGCCCGCCCGGACAACTCACGCGGATCGGTGCCGGACATCGCCGCATTCGGCCCCGACAGCTGCATCTCCTGCGTGGCGTGCTGCAACAGTTGGAACTGCCCGGTGGCCAGATCGCCGCCCTGCTCGATCTCGAACTTCATGCCAGGATTGACGACGATGAAGCCGTCCGGCTTGGCGACTTCCCGCCGCGCGTGGTCCTCGTCCTTCACCGCGCCCTGTTCGGTCACCACCTGGCGCACGCTCAACAGGTGCAGCGCCTTGGAGTGCCGCTTGTTGATCTCGTCCTGGAGCGAAATCAGGTCACGGATCATGCCATATCGCTGGTTATCGCGATTCACATAGGCGCTCTGCAGGATCAGCGGGCAGGCGCTGTCGCCGTGGGCGTCCTTGAACGGGGATTTCTGCGGCTCGGACAGGAACCCGATGCGCGTGTAGGTGCAACCCCACCAGGTGCCCTGCTCCAGCCACCAGCACTGCACCACGCGGACGCGTCGGCGCTGGTTGTCGACCCAGATGATGGTTCCCGGCCGATCGCCATACGTCAGGCCGGAACTCGTATAGTTTTGCGCGAAACTATCACCGATGGTATCGACCTGGCCCGGATACATCTCCTCGGCCTGGTCGCGGTCCAGCCACAGCACGAGGCCCTTGTAACGTGCATCGAGGAAGTCGGGGGAACGGGAATGCGGGTCATACCAGATGCGCTCCCACCCGACATAGGTGTAGGTGACATCGCAGCCGCCCCGGGCGTCAGGTTTCAACCCAAGTTCACACCCGCCGAACCCCTCGACGAGTATGTTGTTGAACACCGCCGAACGGATGATGGGAAAGTTGTTGTTGTCGGCGACATAGCGCAGCACCTGGGTCGCCGCGTCCGCCTTATCGTCGTCCGTCGGCGTGCGCGGAAATGCTTTCGGGTCAGTGCGCGCTTTCCTCTCCAGCCCGCACAGCAGATCCAGCTTGCGGCGGCAGTAGTTGATCGTGGTGACGGGTTGCCCGCGGGCGCGCAGTGCATCGACTTCGGCCTGCGTCCATTGCCGGCTGTCGACATAGTCTCGGTCACGCTCCGAGGCGTCGCGGCTGTCCATCGAGGACCGCTCGGCCTCCTCGAACCAGCGCACGGCGCGGCGATGCAGGTCCCAGATGTCGCGCGGATACTCGTCGGCGTTGCCGGCACCGGACAGGCCAACGGCGCCCGCCGGCTCGTCACGATCGCCAGTGCCGGTCGGGATGGTGTCGCCGCCGTCGGTGGTCACATTGCGACCCGGCTGTCCCGCGAGACTGCGGTTGGGCGGCAACAGCAATGCGAGCGAGCTATCGGACATGGTGGATCGCTATTGTCCCCGGCAAGGTGCCCAACCCGAAGGCTGGACACCAAGCCGCTAGCGTTTCACGATGATCTTGACTTGGAAGCCAAGGATCACAATGATCCGCAGCGGAAGTCGGACGATCTTCGACATCGTCTTTCTCCCAGGAACAGCCCGCCTGGCCCACCCAGGCGGGCGCGTTCGTTTTAGGGAGAAGATGCCGCATCGTCACCTGCCGCGTGCCCGCGATGTCTTGCGCGCGGAAGCGAGCGCGATCGCCACCGCCTGGCGCTGGTCCTTCACCACAGGCCCCTTCTTGGAGCCGCTGTGCAGCTCGCCCTGGCCGTATTCGTGGAACACCTGCGCTGCCTTGGCTTTGCCCTTCGGCCCGATGCCGTCGGTTGATTTGGCCATCAGGACTGATCCCCGCTCCCGCGGCTGTCCGGGGGGCGGCGATTGCTGAGCGTCTGCTTGCTGGCCATCCCGCTGTCCGTGTTGCGCATCGAGCCCTTGGCCTCCAGGCCGCGGGACGACGGGTGCGGCGCCATGCGCGGCATCGACTGACGCTCGCGGAAGTCCTGCCGCGGCAGGCCCGGGGGGCTGCTCACATTTTGCGACACCAGGCCGCCCTTGCTGCTGTTGGTTCCGCTGGTCTTCGCCATATTGCAGTCTCCTTCTCCAGATGATGGGTAGATCGAAGAACGACATCAGGTGTCGGTGCCGACGATGTCGGAGAGCGCCGGGCCGCGCGCCTTCACTGCGGCGTCCATGGCATCGCGTATCCACCGCGTCAGAAACGCCACGCGATCGGCCTCGGTGCGCAGTGCCTCGCCCTGCATCTCCATGGCGTCGTAGAGCCGCCGCGCCCACTTCTCGGGATCGACAGCGACCTCGCGCTGGAACTCAGCGCCGGACAGTGGCTGCTCAGTCACTGGGATAGTCCTGCGGCACCTTCGGCCACTTCTTGTCCATGCCGGGCGCCGGCAGGCCGTAGCCGCCCTGGGTGCGCGATGCCGTCTGGCTGCCGAACTCCGGGCGAGGCGCGCCCCTGCTCTGACTGCCCATCGCCGGCACAGGCCGCCCCCTGGTGTTGCTGCCTTCCGGCGCCAGGCCATAGCCGCCGCGTGGCCGTGACGGTCCCGGCATGCCATCCGGTGGCAATCCGTATTTGCTCATGCAATCCTCCACCGCTCCGGTTCGCTCTCGCGCTCGGCACGCTGAAACGCGCGGGACCAGCTGTCGATGACCGGCTCCTCCTTCATGTCCTGCACGAAGGGCCGCGACATACAGGCGTATCTACACTCGTCCACGGCGTGGTCTTCCGACTCCGTATCAATATCTTCGGGCCGTGCATCGTCATGCTGCATTGCCGGCAGGGTGCGGATCAGATCCCGACAGGTCGAGAACATGAGCAACATCGGCTCGCCCTCTGCATCGCCAATCAACCGCGACCGCACCTGATCCCAGCCGCCCATTGCACCGCGCTGCGGCACCCGCTTGTTGTCCGCTGGCCGGAAAACGACACCCTGCAATACCATCCGGTGCGCGATGCTGGGACCGCCATCCTCGGCGAAGATTGCCGGATCGGCCACGCCGATCAGTGGCGTCGGGTCGTCCTCCTCACGCAGCCGGATGCCGCGCGCAACCTCCTCTGCCGTCATGCGCAGCCCGACATTCGGCTCGCCCGGCTTCATGCCATACCACTCGCGGTATCTGACGAGACACCCCCGCGGGATGTCCGGCAGCGTGCCATCCGACACCGCCCACCAGCCGACACTGAACGGTCGCGCCGAACCCCAGTCGAAGCTGCGAAACCGCGCCCAGTGTTCTGGCAACGTGCGCGGCGCAATGACATGCCGGTCCAGGCTGAACTCGGGGAAAAACGCGCCGCTGACAACGCTCCAATCGCCCTCCAGCCACGCGCGCACAAGCTCGGGACTGCCCGACGCCTTCAGTCTCTGCACATAGTCGGCGCCGAGGTATTTGTTGTCCGCCACACGCGACGGAATGAAGATGCGGTCGAGGCGTGTCGTCTTATCCCGGATGATCTGCCATCCCTGCGGCGCGGGGTCTATGTAACGAGCGCGTATCCATTGGTGACCAGGACCGCCGGGGTTGCCCGTCAAGCGCATCCCAACCGGCACGCCGGCACCACTGCGCAGTGTCGCCAGCAACTTCATGATCGGCGACGGCGAGGGAAAGTTGCCAGCCTCCTCGACATACACGCGTGTATACGACGCCCCCTGGTAGACCTCGGCGTCCGCATCGCGCTCCAGATACGCGAACGTCAACCGCGCGCCATTCGGAAACACCACACGCAGCGGGTTATAGGTCGGGTGCGCGCCGATCTTGGTGTAAATCTCCCGGCCACGCTCGAACAGCTCCACGAGTTCCGTCCGCGAGCGCCGCACCATCAGGCCGATGGCGTCCTTGCCATACTCGGCGGCATGCAGCGCCCACTCGCCCAGCACCGCGTCCGATTTGCCGCCACCTCGGGCACCGCCGAAGAATATTTCGAACACCGGACAATTGACGAACGCCGACTGGGGGCCGTCCTGCGGCTGCCATGCGGTGGGCCGCTCGTCGCTCATCAGGCCGGCGCCGTCACCACCACGCCGTTGCTTGGCGGCGCTGCGGTCGTGCCCGCGGCGTTGCTCGCCGACACGATGCATGTCGCGGTGCCACCGTCGTCCGCCGCCGTGACGGTGTAGGTCTCGCTGTCCGTCCCAACGTCTACACCGTCCATCTTCCACTGGTAGGCATACGCAGTCGGCTCGCCCATCCAATTGCCCATGGTACAACTCAGAACGTCGCCGGCCTGCGATGCATACGGCACGTCGACATTGACCGGTGGCTCGGTCGGCACAGGCGCAGCCGGCGCGCCACCAGCATTCGGATCGTGCGGGTCGAGGCCGAGTTCCTGATACCCCGCGGCGAGATGCGTCAGGTTGTGCGCCTCGTGCCGGTACATGCCCTTGGCGCCCTGGGCCGCAGTGCCAGTCGGGTCCAGCACCACCTGGGCACCTACCGTCCTGGCAATGGCAGCGTCGTCAACCGTTATGCGTAGGTCGGCCATTGATGCGTTACCTCGCCATCAGTGCTATCGCATGGAGCGTTCCCCGCACATGCGGGGGTGGACCGAGTGGGACGCTGCCGCCAGTTGACGATGCTGCGCATTCCCCGCCGTGCGGGGATGAACCGAGCGAGAGCACGCTGCCACCGGTTGACGATGCGTGTGCCCCGCATAAGCGGGGATGAAATGTCCCGATGGCCGGTTACACATGATCGGCCATCGGGGTCGCATCCTCTGTGCTGGCTGCCAACTGTTCCTGGCAGCGCCGTGCCGCCTCGTCATAAGCCCAGGCGCGCGTCCCGGACCTGACCGAGGCGGTGGCTCGTCCGGTCACGCGGTAGACATACGAGGTGCTGCGCAATCGCTCAGCCGTGGCGCGGAACTCGCGCGCCAGATGCGCCAGCTCGTCGCATTCAATCCGGTCGGTGTGTGGTGTCAGCGTCGGCATCCCGAGTGGCTTTCGCGTTGCCGGTGAGGACTGCGATCGTGGCGCTCAGCAGGTCGAGCCTGGTGCTGAGCACGGCCAGCCGCAGGTCGAGGTCGTCGATCGCCTCCTGC